AGATTCCTCTACGTCTCGTGGGCTCGGAGATGTGTATAAGAGACAGCAACCCACCCTTCGAGCAGTTCCAATTGACAAACTTAGGCGCTCGGATCCGTGCGACCAAGAAGCGAATTGCCCACCTGGAGGCGCATGTTGGTGACGTGACTAGCGAGAAAAGGCACGGTGAAATCACCCTTCGGGATGACGTCGAAAGCAACCGTCTCATGCTGTTTTTCCCCTGCCGACCTTTACCTATTGTGATCACTGCTCTCAAGCAACACGGCTTCAACTGGAGCCCATCGAATGAAGCCTGGCAGCGACGTCGCGGTAACAGCGCCAGATATGCTGCTTCGGTTGTACTAGAAATCATTAAAAGGAGAATAACATGAAAAAAATAACCGGAAGCAAATATCTAGAAATGGTCGATTTGTGTATGGGCTTCTGCACGAAGTGTCAGGAGTTCACACGGGATAGAACCGAGCCTGATGCTGAGGAATACGACTGCCCCGTTTGTGAAGAGAACACTGTGATGGGTACCGAGCAGGCATTGTTGCTTGGCAAGATCACAATATGAGGAGGGTGTAATGAACAAACCAACCAAGAGATTCAACAAGTGGTTCCGCACGTACAGCAAAGGCAGACATGGTGGTGGGTTTACTGCCTCCATGCTTGAGCGGATCTGCTGGCGAGCGTACCAACGCGGCCGACAAGATGGACGGGAAACAGAAATGGCCCGTCGCACAGCACAGAAATGAGGAGGATACTGTGACCGTATCATTTCGCACAACAAAGGAAGAAATCGCTCTCATCTCGAAGATAGCTGCCCGTATTGTTCAACTTTACTGTTGGCAACTTCGGGCACGATGTCTTCGGAATTAGCCGTCACCTGGATCGGGCAACGGGGAAACTCGAACGCTTCCATCCTCGGTGCGCCAAAAAGGAGAAACAAATGAACGAAGAAGAACGAAAAGAATTCGCAAAACTCTGCGAACCGCTCATGGAGTGGATGGCCGATAATTGTCATCCTCATTACACAGCCATCATAAACTACACGCGGGCGGATTTGGTAGAGGGTGTCGTGGGACATCGCACTGAAAAATTCATCAGGGATTAGAAAGGAACATCATGAACAAGACACGAGAATTCATCGCGGCACAGAAAGAAGCCGAGCAGGAATGTCAGCAAGCCATCGCCACCGTTGCCGGGGTGGAAGAGGTGCAACTCACCTCGTATCAGGAGGTGGAAGACACCCTGCCCATCATTGCCGAGCTGTGTGAGAAGCGCGAGAAGATCGACGGTGTCCGCAAAAAGTGGACTGGCGGGTTGAAGGCGGTGATCAACGATATCAACGCCCAGTTCAAGCCGGGGATCGAGGCATACCAGGATGCCGAAAACCACCTCAAGAAAACCGTGGCCAACTTCACTCAGAGCCAGTTGGATCGCCGGGACAACTTGTTGAACAGTGTCCAGGCAGCGGCGCCAGCCGAACGCGCAGAAATCATCGCTTCCACCGCAGATCTGGTACCACCGAAAATGCCTGGGTTGTCCATCCGTGAAACCTGGAAAGGCAAAATTGCGGACGCCAAGATGCTGCTCCAATGGATCATGAAAAACGAAAGGTACGAGCTACTGGCCATCAATGAGCAGGCTCTCGGACAACTGACGAAATCAGGGAAGGCCGACCCGGAGATCCCCGGCTGGTTGGCGTGGAGAGAATCCTCGGCGGTAGTTACCCCCAGCAGGATAAGAAAGGTGGAAGCAAAATGAAAAATGTATTGGTAAGTTTCTTGGTTGCTTTAGCGAGCTGTGCGCCTTTGCATGGCATCGATGGCGAAGATGGATGGGAAGGAGGGATCGGCGAAAACGGTTCGGCAGGAGAAGACGGCGAAGACGGCCTGACAGGTGAAAACGGAGAGGAGGGAACAGCAGGCGAAGGTGGTCCTTCCGGCGAAGACGGCGAGGACGGCGAGGACGGCGAGGACGGCAAGGACGGCGAGGACGGGGAAACCGGTGTCCCGGGTCCAGGTACGCGCACGGTCATCACTGGAGTTTCCGATTCTGAAGGCCGCGCAACTTTGGTTCTCGACATCGATGTTTCTGACCTTCCAATGATCCAAGTCTGGGGATACACTCCAGGCGGATTAACAGACATGGTCTACGCTTGGTATCCCTGCCCTATAGCAGTCACTTTTGATGGAGATCTAAAAATCGATACCTTCGGCAACAACCGTAATTATCAAGTCATCATAGTCCAGTAGCTATCCTTCCGGGAGCCCTATAGGGTTTACCAGATGCCCTCCAGGACCGTCCTTACCTAGTAACCCTACTACCCCCCTCCTATGTGGCCCAGAAACGGCCTACTAGCCCTATAGAAGTCTTAGACGCATGTAGGTATAGGTAGGCCTATGTAGGTGTATCTCACGAGGCTCCAGAAGCCTCCTATCTCCATGAGGTTATCTACCCCTGGGTAGGCCTTGGGGCAAGCCAGGTCAGTCAGCAGGAGTGGCATGGTAGGAAGAGAGGAGGCTAGCCTATGCTGTCACGGATTACAAATAGGACAGGAAATTTTCGAGGAAGAGTAAAAATCTCGGCTCCGATCGTGAATTTGAATTCTCCGGTATCGATGCCTTCGACTAAACTAGTGGCAATCCAGGTAACTTCGCCGGCCGCACTATCTCCCGTTCCGTCCACGGGAGTACCCCATGTCAGCGCAGACGTCCCGGCGCCGATCTCTACGCTACTAGACGTACCTTTTGTGTCGCTGGTAATGACCACCTGGCCACCAACCTCGGTCACTGCACACCCGGTAAGTTGGGTGTCCATGCTGGCCACAATTGCGGCAACAGAAGTATGGACTCCTATGAACGTCACCATCTGTTCGGCACCTCCATCGATAGTGACTTTGACCGTCAACCCATCCTGGTCCGCGCATGGGTACCCCGTGGTATCAGTCACGGCGCCGTTGGTCGCGGTAGGCACTACCGGCAAAGAGAACAACGTGCCGTCCGCCCGCTCCACGTCAAGGGCAATCGAATCATAATCGCTCAACACCAGCCCGACGAAGCGCACTTCCATTGGCTCGGTGTCGCCTTCAACCAGGTACCAGACAACACGCCGTGGTATTGTTCCTTCGGAATCGATGCTCATCTCTCGTGTCATGGCGCTCACCGCCTCCGTTTTTTGGTTTGTGTCTGAAGTACTTCTGCGAGGGCCGTCTTTATATTTTTGATTTGTGCTTTGTCTTTTGCCTCTGCGTGTTTCTTATCTTCTTTGACAATCCGCTTTACATCTCGAATATCGATTTTCACCGCGTTCATATCTTCCTTGATAGTGGAGATGTTGCCTTTGTATTCGATCACGGCTTTCTTGTTGTTCTCGACCATGTTCTTCGTGTCGTAAAATACAGCGATAGCGCCGGACAAAATCACTACCAACCCAACAACCGCGCAGAACAGCTTCATGTTTTTCATGTGGTCCTCATCTTCTCTATTTGATCGAGAGGCTGTGAAGGTTCACGCCGCTGTCTCCGCAACAAATCAGCTTCCTGCCGTCGCAGGCAATAGCCTGTAGGTCACTCGTGAAAGAACCCAGACCGATGCTGTCCACCAGCGCCCAAGTGACCCCGTCGTCATTCGAGACCAAAAGACAAGCCCGCTCTTCAAGACTCGAATCGTACTCCCCGCACACTACCCAGACATCGCCGCCGCAGTAGTACACCGATGTCAGAAGCGCCTCCAGGCCGAACCCCGCTTCGATGGTCGCGGCAGTCCATGTGCTGCCGAGATCGTTGCTGTACTCGATTACGGCTGCTCCGGCACTTGTTTCCCCCACTACGGCAATCATCCCTGTTTCGGGGTTGTATCCGGCGTCCATGAACTTGGATGCGGAAGTCGGCCTACTAATCGCCTCGCCCCACGTATCACCATCATCATTGCTCAAGTAGAGCTTACAGTCAGTATTTCCGACTTCTGCAACTACAGCTATCCAGTGTGCACCTTCTCGATGCAGCACACGAAGAGGCCGGGCATTTACACCCGGTGGGGTGGAGGCAGCGGACCAAGCGGTTCCGATTCCGCCCATGGCCCGGTAGACCGTGCTGTTGGCCCGCAGAACCATGATCGCGTTGTCGGTAGGATACCGAGTAGCGACGGAATAGATATATCCTGCTCCGCCGATTGTCGCACTAAGCTCTTGAGACCACGTTGCTCCGTCTGTGCTGTGCTGGATATTGCCATTGGAATCACCCACGAGAAAACGAGTGGAATCGATGCCGATGGACCTTACTTGGGGAACGGCACTGAACAGACCGCCGGACTCCCATTCATGTCCCCCCGTACCTATGTATGACCGTAAAATATTTTCACCCGCAACCAACCATTTCTCGATGTCGGGGTGGTAGATGATTGCGGCTAAATTGTCTGTGGCTTCTCCGCCTGTTACAGCGTGCCATTGATTTGCTTCGCTTTCGACACGTGAAGTCCAGGTAATTCCATCCGGACTCGTCATTACCTGGTTAATTCCAGCAGACGCAACCGCAACGAACAGACCATTATAATATGTGACTGATTCCCATGTAGTTGCTTCGGCCTCTACGCGGATAGTCCAGGTGATCCCATCGGGACTTGTCATCACATATTGGGTTCCTCCTCCACCAAGAGACGAAGCAACAGCAACAAAAATCCCGTTACCAAATGTCACCGACTCCCATGTATTTGTTTCCGCCTCTACTCGTCCCATCCAAGTAAAACCATTATTACTTGTCATCACATATTGACCAGCAGCAATACCCGACGCAACAGCAACAAAAATACCGTTGCCGAATGCTACTGACATCCATGTGTTTAAATCGCTTGCGGTCTGCGCCGTCCAAGTAATTCCTTTATCTGTACTAGTCATTACTCTATTTGTGCCATTTTGTGAAACAGCAACAAACATACCGTTCCCGTACGTCACAGAATTCCATTGGTTCGCTATATTTGCTTTTCTTGATACCCAAGTAATCCCCCCGTCCGTGCTGGTCATTACTCTGCTCTGACCACTTCCACCAAGAGCAAGCGACACCACGACAAAAACACCATCGCCATAAGCTACGCCATACCATTGATTTGCTTCGGCTTCAATGCGTGGGGTCCAGGTAATTCCATCCGGACTCGTAACCACATATTGGGTGCCGGTAATAGCATGAGCAACCGCAACGAAAACACCGCCGCCATAAGCTACTGCTTCCCATGTGTTTGCCTCAAGGGCCTTTGCTTCCCAAGTGAATCCATCCTCGCTGGTCATTGCCCGATTAGTACCATTGCGAGAAACCGCCACAAACAGCGGTGTTCGGATATCCGGATCTTGGAACCAGTTCGCTACGGCCGTCATGCCGATATGAGCCGACCAGCGCGAGAACATGTTCTGTAGCCAGTTCATCCACCGCGCCGGAGCTTTGGAATCCACCGGCCAGCCCGTGTCTTTCTGTCCTTCGCCGGGCTCTAGAGTGGTCAGCGCATCAGTCGCCCAACGCGGGTGTTTCTCCGGAAAATCAAAAGTCTTGTGCATTGACATTTTATACCTCTACTATTTCGGACATGATTCCGCCTGTGATCTGAGCATCGTCCCCGAACCCCTGCATTGTGCTCGCTTCCAGGGCGTCCCCGGAGGCGAATGTGAACGTGGCATCATCATCGACGATGGAATATTGAAACCATGCCTTGATACCGGCGCCGTTAACATTGTTCAACAACGACACAAAATCCTCAGGGTCGGAGTCTACCCCTGTCACCCAGGCATCCACCAATCGGATGATGAATGCCGCGGGCGGGATCTCGATCATTTCGTAGGTCCGGTTGTAGAAATTCACCAGCGCCCGTAGAATATCTTCCGGGGTGGCATCAGAGAAATTGATCTGGATCTGTGCTTTGATGGCCAGCCGATACGCATCATCGCCGCGACCTTCCCTATCTTCACCAACAATGGATCCCATGCCGTCCAGTTGCACACCGACTGCTGTGTCTATCCACCGATCCAGATACAACTCGAACGACGCTTCTTCTAGATCTTGTATCTGATTGACAAACGCCGTAATGAACGCCGCCATCTTGGGCGAGTTCTTGAATTGCTCTAGCCGGTTGCCCAGAGCTTCGGTCACATGGTCCGTGGTTTTTGTCAGTGTCATTATGTAACCGTGATGTCCGTCGTGTCCAGGGCGGCCAGTTGCCTGGTGGTTATCGGAATATTCACGATGCCGACCGGGGGATCGATGATGTCAATATCGAAATCGATCACGTCAATCACCCCAGCGATGTCCAGGGGGATGGCCTTGAACTGGAGCGCGATGACATCCACCCCGACGCCCAATGTTTGCGCATGAGCCACTACTGCCGCTTTCACCTGATCGTTGCCATTGGCGGGATACAAATCAGCATCCACAGTCAACTCGTAATTGACATACAGCCGGACTTCCGTCGGCCGGGAGAAACATATGTCGTGATCAAACCCCATTGAATCAGTGATGGTTTCTGTAGTTGTCCCGTATGTCTTGATGCCCGCAGGTTTCTCGCGCCAGAGAGTCACGGCGACATCAGCTTTCGTGCCACCCAGGACGATCGCCTCGAACGACTTGCCCGGCAAATCTCCCACTGGATGGTCTTCCGTGTTCTCCACAACAACCACTTGCTCAACATCATCGATCAGAACTAGTGCCGCATATATCGCTTCTACCGTCGCCGAGCCGCTGGAACGAAGAGCACTATCTCGTCGTAACCGAAGAGCGGGATCTGTTTCGATGTTGCTCCCCGGGTCCGCATCGTCGGCATTCATCCCTTTGTGCAAAGCGACGGTCAGACCGAGTGGCGCGTTGGCCGTGCCCGCCAGGATTTCGATAGCGCTGCCCGGGCCTTCCGTGCTGCTCGCAATCCGAAGCATGCCATTACCGTCGTCGTACGCCGTGATCCCGGTCGTGCTGGTATTGATCTCCGTTGCCGCATCGGCGGCAGTCCAAGGATCACCTGCGGCGAAAGCGATGTTTTGTGTGGATCCGTCCTCGTCTACGACGAGGTTCATTTCCAATCCGTCCAGACTGAACGGCTCTACGATTGTGCCGCTCACTGCGGCCGCCGCGCTCCAACCGGCGATGGCCGTCTGAATGGTGTCTATGGATTCGGCGTATCCTGCTATAGGGCCGTAATCTTCCGATTCAGCAGTGGTCGAGAACGTGGCAATGGCAGATCCGGGCGGATTGGATACAGCTTCAATGATGACGAATCTCGATCCGGTACTGCCTACGCTAACGATACTTCCTACAGTAACAGTGACACCAGCATTTAGCCAAAGACGCAAGGTGACTTTGCTTTTCGTAGCAGGTAATCTGACCGCCCCGGTGATGGAAGACACCTGATCAAGAGCCTCGTCGCTGGCCGAGTCCGGATACATAGCCCGGTAAACCGCTTCAGCCACATCCCACATCTCGCGCAACTTGTCGCTGAAAACTCCTTCGATCTGGCCGAGGACCGAAGAGTCGAGCAGATCTAGCTCGGTGCTGATCGCATCACGTAATTCGTCCTGAATTTCCTGCCGGATGACGACCAGGGTCTTCTTGACGAAGCCTGTTGCTGTTACTCCGTAGTCGGTCATACTATTAACTCCGTTTTGAATTCAAAGCTGCCCGATTCCGATTCTCCAATAAAAGAAATCGAGAGTGTTCGAGTGGCCCCGCTATAGTCCAGTTCAAAATTTTTAATGGCTAGTATTCCGTCGGTGAGTAAGATTGCTTTTTGGATTATCTGGCTCACCACGTTCAGCCGAGGTTTCTGACCGAGTATTTTTTGGAACCACGGCACTCCAAGGCGCTGGTCGAGGAACCATTCGCCCTGGAAAAACTGCAACCGAACTTTGCAGCTTTGAGCGATGGCGTTTGTGCCCTCGAGTAATGCGAAATCACCTGCGGTGAAATCGAGGTCGTGAGCGGTGTCGAGCTTCAGATCCATCAGTCAGCCTTCAGATTCTTGGATGCAGTCGAAGAAGGCGGGATCGGAAATGCTGCTATGAATGCGGCCTTTAGAGCAGCACCACCATCAGTAGGAGCCACGACCCAGGCTGTCGCAATCACTGCATACAATTTGGCCCAGAGAACATCCACCAACGTAGACATCGCCACATATCCCCCGACAGATGCCGGCAGACCTTTGGATGTCACTTCCATCGTGGCGCCTTTGGCTCGTAGCTGGGCGTCGTTCTCCGCGCCGAATATTGCGCCTTGCGTCACGTCACCTTTCAACGCTTTCAGCACCGGGTAGAATCCAGGGATCGCCACGGCGTCCGAGATATCGTTGGTCCGCAGATCAACGGGGTTGACAGGAGTCGTGCCCGGGCTGCTTTTGTATTTGTCGATGGAGCGGTCGCAGAAAACCAGCAGCACTAGGTCGCCCGGGGCCAGCGGGAAACTCATGAAATATCCGCCACCTCGAGGAAAAGCCACCGGGACGCCAGGAATGATGGGTAGTTTATCAAGCGATTCCGTGCCGTCGTCGAACACCACCGGCCGAGATAGTAACGGCTGCACGTCGGCCATCTGCGTTGCTGCCGTGTAAGTCACAATTTTCGCAGGCATCGCCACAAACATATCACCAACGGCCTGGCTCACCGCTGCTTGGAGCAGTTCCGCGAGGCTGGGCGTTCTTTCGTTTCCAAGTTTATCATTCATGCTATCGGTGTCCCTTCGAACTCAGTATACCAATCCGCGCCCCATGTGTCGCCAAAGTAACTGCATTTTGTCGCTTTGTACTTACCGTTCAACGCTTTAGAAATTATTGTCACAAGGCGCCCTGGCCGGATGGACGGCTGCATGAGACTCCGCGCCTCGATAACCCCCTTCTCACCGCTCTCGGGAGACCCCACAAGGCCCGTCAAGCTGCTCAAGATAGTTATACTGTCTAGTAGGGTTTCATCCTGCGAAAGCACCTGTAACTGGCCGTCCTGGATACTCCAGTGGTAGCCGGCAGACGTCACGTACTTGTCGAGTAGCTTAGAGACTTTCCCGGTCAACGCCACCCCATGATCGAAGTTGAGATATCCACGCTGGGAGCCAAGGGCAAAATGAGCAGCCGAATTACCCAGCCCAACCCCGAGCGCCGTAGCCAGTGCCGTCAAAACTGTGAGCACCGGTGTGCCCGGCCCGAACGTCAACGGCGGATCGAGCCTGGCCGACCGATAGGATTTACCGCCATCTTCTGCTTCGATCGTCGTCACCCAGTCAGTGTCACCCAATTTGGAATCTGCACGAACAATATCTCCTGAAAATATCTGAGCACGATTCCCTGCGTACCCCGCCTCGATAACTAACGGCCAGTCGTAAATCAATCCGGCTTTTCTGGAAGTAGCAGCTAGGTCAGAACCAGCCAACAGCACCTTCCTGTTCGCCTCGCTCAGATTGTAGATTTCCACTGACGCCAAATTCGGGTCACGGTTGCCGGATTTCTCCACCGCAAAAGCCACCCGCAGGGATGGAGTAATTTGTTTGGTTATAGAATCTATCGTCTGGATCGATATTTTCTGTGAACCGACAGTCATCTCGAAATCACGGTTGAACAGATCAGTGATCATTCCGCCGCCCCGATTCCCTCTTCGTCGAGGTATCCGAAGATGGAGGTGACGTTCAAATCCTCAAGGCCAGGATCTGTCGGCGACCATCGGGTATCGTAGCTTATTAGCTCGCCGAGCGGTCGAGTACGTTCTTTGAAAAGGCGTAACAACGGGTAATTGGATACCACCTTGATCCCACTTCGCAGAACAGTGCCTTCGGCGTTCAACAGATCGAAATACCAAAACTGCTCCCTGGAATTAAACTGGAAGTTCAACTGAAAATCACTTCCATCCATGTCCACGGAAAATGTAAAGGCACCAAGTTCGGCGGCATCGGTCAATGGGATGGTGTAAGTAGTCATATCAACCTAATCCAGTAAAACTGCTCAAGCCAGATCGGGCTTGTTGTGCTGTCTCTGCTTGTTTGGCCGTTGCTGCGTCCTTGGCCAGCTTCGCCTTGTGGGCGGCTGCTTTGTTCGCCACGTCGTTCGGGATAGGAGAACCTATCGCCAACGATGTCGCAGTAACGACCTCCCGAAGTGATACCGTGCAGTTGAGCACGTTGCCCGTAGTGGCATCTCGCACTATCACAATGGAAGTGATCGCCATGTCGGTGTATCCCCGCAAGGAAGTCACCACGTCGATCAGCGTCCCGGAGTTTTTCAATTCGTTTAGTTTGAGATATGCTGCGTTCACCCGGTCGAAGGTCGGAATCGTACTGGGCTGAACAGGAGACTTTGCCAACAGGCTCGCCAGATACACCAGCGGGGTGTTCGTCACCATGCCGTTGATTTCCACTGTCTCGGGCAGCGCCCGGATGTGGTCGGACATCACCGAGCCGTTTTCTACCGGGTGATCTGTTACCTCGGCTTCCGCCGAATGCGTCTCGGACAACGAACAGTCGAACTCAATGATTCCGACAGTGGGCAAAAGTATTTTACCAAGCTGCACCCGGGTCGGTTCTCCAAATATGAGTTCGGTGATGCCCTTGGCCATTATGCAGGCTCCGAAGTCAGTGCTCGCATGGCCGTCCGTCGTTCCTTTTCATTCGCTTTCGTTATTTGCGTGACCACCTCACCGCCTACCTTCGCAGGGCTCATCCCCGACCCTCCTTGAAGATTCACTTCAACGGAAGTTTGCGGCGACCAGTTCATCAACGACTGTGAGGTTCTTCCGGCCATAGTAGGCGCAGCACCAGTGCCTCCGGTCGCGCGGGCGCCTCCCGCAAGTGCGCCTGCTCCTTTGAGTTTGGGACTTGGCTTCCCCTCCGTCGTCCCCTTGCCGATCTTGAGCCAATCGGGGATCGCATCTTTGATTTGATTTATACCATCCTGGATGTCACCGATGAATTCCCGCCAGATTTTATTTCCTATCGCTCTTAGTTTTACCATCCATATGACAAAACCTTCAACCATCCCTTTCAGAGAGATGTCAAAATCAATACCCAACGCGTCAAGGCCCTTTTGAATTTCGGGCAGAAACTTATCCCAGATCAGGAGCATGTGATTGCCAAAATTTTCCCATGCTTTCTCGGTCTCCCCCGCCCAAACATCCGAGAAAAAATGGCCAATAGCTCTGAACGTGTGATAGACTCCGTTCGCAATGCCTTCGAAAATCGAACCCACTCCATCAGCAAATAACCCCATGTCAGATATCCACTGGTCATAAGTGAGGTCTATCCCGAGGAAGTCCCCGAACTTCTCCATAATAGCGCCGATAGCCGACCGCCCACCCTCTTTCCAAATTTGAAAATCCTCGATCAGTAAACCGATAATAGTGATCAGCAGCAAGAATTTACCGATAGGCCCGCCCATCAACAACGCGCCAAGCAAGGTGACGGCGACACCGATACCAGCGATTTTTTTCTTCATCGGGGACAACTTACTGATAAACTTCCCGACCGTGCGCGCCAACCCGGCGAAGAACTTTATATTTTTCAGAAGCACCTGTCCAAACTTGGTGAAGAACACCCCGATACGCTGCCGGATTATCTTGCCGTTGGCCTTCCACCAATTGATAAAACCATTGGTCAACTTATTGATTTGCGGCAATAGGTCCTTGGCGATAGAGTTTTTGATGCCCATAATCACGACATTCATCCGTCGCTGGTTGTCGATATAGTCGGCACTGTCCTGAACCATCTCATCGGACATTATGCCGCCGAGATCTTTCATCTCCTGCATCATCTCGCGGATGGCATCAGAGCCTTCATTGAACATAGGTATCAGCTGTGTTCCAGAGCGGCCGAGAAGACTCATCGCCACAGCAGTTCGTTCTGCATCAGTATCTAAATTTTTAATTCCATCGGCCATCTCGATGAACAGGTCCGTCGTATCTTTCAGATTGCCTTTCTCATCACGGACAGTGACTCCCATCCGCTTGAACTCGTCCACGTACTCGGACATCCCATCGTCTGCTTCCACCTGGGATTTTTGTAATTTCTTTATCGCTGTCTCAACAGAGGCGAGCGATGTCCCTGATAATTCAGCAGCATGGTCCAGACCTTGGAGTGTCGCCGCCACCATACCAGATCGCTTCGCCATCTTATCGAACTGATCGCCGAGAGCGGCCACCTCTTCAATGACGCCCTTCAACCACTTGACGGTTTTAATTGCAGCAAACGCAGCGACGGCGAGCTTAGCCAGGGCAACGACTTTTTTCAGTCCGCCTTCGGCCTTCTTTTGTCCCTTGTCGTCGGTCTTGATACCGAGTCGTGCGACTAGTTCTTTGACGATCATGGTGAAACCTCGTTTGCTAGTGCCTCAGCTTCATCTTGGAGATCCAGTGCCTCGTTTGCATCAAGGAGATCTACCAAGTCGTAATGGGTTTCAATCTCCTCCAACGTCGCAATCTTAGCGACCACTACTCGCCATGTTAGCCAGTCGAGGTGGTCGGGGATTCCAACTGACTTCCCAGACTTGCGAGCCCGCCTTGGCCACCGATGCCGCTGACCAAAGCGCTCAAGGACTTTCCCCATTGCACACGCATTCCGAAGAACAGCCACTTGTACATCTCGTCCAGACCTCCTCGGAAAATCACGTCGAATATCTTGTCCAGCGGTTTGCCGTCGACGTGGGTCACACCCCGGAAGCTCGAGATCACTTTCTCCAACGTCTGCTTGTTGACGTCCTGGAATAGTTTACCCGCCGCCTTCGTGATGACTTCCGGGCCGACCTCCTGCTCCATCAGGTCGACTTTCTTGTCCGCCGACCGGCCAGATAGCACCCCGCCGATCACGTCCCCGAGCGCAGGCCCGACCATCTTGACTATGTCCATCAGCAAGTTATGGCTCTGGATCGGTGGCAGCATATACATGGTGTATTCATGCTCGCCGATGGTTTCTGTTGCTTCCTGTGCTTGGCTCATCAGGTATTACCTCCAACATATGCGATCATGGCATCCGTTTCCAGAACCCACTCTCGGCTTTCCACTTCCCGACTAAAAGTCGCAGTCGGCAGCTTCGCTATCCAGCATTTCTCTGCCGCATACAAAGTCCTGCCGCTGTTGTCCTTCATCAAGAACGGCCCAATCCCATCTCCCGAGGGAGTCAGGATATCGGCGGCATGAACAGCTGAAAGAAGATCGTTCGCCATCGAAGACTGCAACAGCGTCAACGTCATGCGAGCAGACTTGTTGCTGGTCTTGGCGCGGCAAGCGTCGCCGTCCGTGCCCACAGTCAACGTGAACGAATCTTCGTTGAACTCCACGGAGATGAACGTGCCGTCGGCGTATCCTGTGATCGGAATTCCGAAGGCTACAATTGCCACGTCGTTGGGATCATAAGTCTTGAGGCTCATTATCGTGCTCCTTTTCTATCTACAGAGAAATCGTTCCACTGATTTCGGTTGCGTGAATTGCTCCAGCCAAAGTGCCCGTGAAGGTCACATCGGGCAGAATCCTGTTTCCCTTGTCCGAGGTACTGATATCGCTCACCAGCGGCACCGATATCACCGGCGCCGGATCTTCGACTAATATCGAGTTACCTATCGCCAGCCTCAACACGGCGTTGACCTCGGCCTCCACGACCGCGATGCCCGCGTTGGTGTACGGAATTTTGTCTGCGTTGACCAAGGCACCGAACACGTATTCCTGTAGCCGTGCTCGGATAAAATCCACTCCCCGCGTGATGTCCAGAAATTCGCCGGACGGAGACAAGCCCTCTTGGAACATCGAGATACCGGCGATTCGAACGTAGTTATTGCAGTCCTTCGCCGTGATGTATCCCTGCTCTGTCGAGGTGAACGACTCGTAATCCACACCCGACACTGTCTTGAACTTCCAGGTGATGCTGCCCGGGTCCAAAGGCAAGCACCGACCTGCCCATGCGGCAGCAGGGTACTGGCTACACGCCTTCGTGTGATACACCAACCCGGTCCTGGCATAACCCGCTGTCTGGAGTGTCGATGCAATGTCCGCTGCTCCAGCACCATAGATATCCGAATCCGGGCTAGCCACAAGCAACATCTTGTACACCGTCTCGATGTATACTGCCGCAGCCAAGATGATCGCGTGACTCTGTGCAGCGAGATGACAAGTGTACCAGGTGTCGTTCTCCACACTGACCGCCGCGATGTCGGCAGCGATTCCGCCACCGCCACCATCAGCAGTATTGTCATTCGTGAGAATCAGAGCCTTGTCACCCGAGTATACCGAGATCTGATCTGTGATGGCGTTAGCTGCGACATCGATGTCCGTCATGTTGTCTGTCACTGTCAAATTGAGGGCCAACGCATCGATTGCTATTTTCAGTCCGGTACAGATCTCAGCGATTGTTGCCGTTGCATCCGAAGTGAACGTTGCCGCCACTCCACCGCAATAGACGGTGTAGGCGGTGCTGTCTACAGCTATCGGAGTGAACTTCACCGTCTTCACCGAACTGGTTTCCATTCGACCGACTAAAATGAAAGCCGGCTTTGGGTTTTGCGCGAACAACGCCGTGGCCACTCTCATCGCGTCCTCTGTAGTGGAGAAGCCGTCGGTGATCATGCCCGCTATGTCGGTGTAACTGCGGACCCTCTCCACGAAATGCGTATGATAGGCCATCACCAACGGAATACCGAACCCGATTCGGGTCGGTGCCGCCGTGGCCGTCGTGATCGCGACATCAACAATACTTGCAAGGCTCATGATTCAGCTCCTTTTCTCTCGGTTGTTCAAATATCCCCAACGGTCATGTCTATACCCAAATTGCTCGGCGCAATCGATTCTACCTGAACTGTTTTGATGTAGCCAATATATTCGTCAAGGCTCAATGCGGCATTCAAAGAGACATCCACCCCGGAACGTGACACGAATCCATCGTTGACAATCGCGCTGATATTTGTCACGGGCCCTATCCCCTGCACCGAAATGTTGGCTACACGGAATGCGTCTCTCACGGTAATCAAGTTCAATCGGGCTATTGCTCGGGCCACTAATGTCAATGCATACTCGTCAGGATTCCTCATGTCTTCCCCACTTACATGCGCCTGGCAACCAATAACGAACGAACATGGCACCCGGGTTTCAAACTCCACTTCTGTTCCTGCGGGCCTCGTCAAATCTGTCGTTAGTTTGTTCTCCCACGCCGACGATGCCGGGATTGGCCCAGAGATGATGTTCAGCACACCATAAGGATACGACGGCCGCGGAGCAGATTGCTGCGCCCAGATCGCCTGACATTCGATGGCTTCAGAGAACCACGTCTGTACCGCGTTCTCAAATATCTCCATGTCTATTGGATTACTAAGAGTCATGGGCTTGGACCTCTCGACGGACAACGATCACTTTGTACCCGCCGCCATGAACCGCCCAATCGGACACGCCTTCGACTGCGTACTTCCGCGAGCCGATAGTCACCATATCAGGCTGACTGACGTTGGCCGGCGACACGTTGTACAATTCGGTCAAGGTGTAGAATTTGAAAGCACCAGCGACATGCCGTGCGTCTTCCAAACGTAAAATGTCGTCTGGTTTCAGCGGCTCGGCCACTCCACGAACCGACAAGGTGCTAGTCACTCCCGATTCCCATCTACCAAGGGCGGAATACGAACCAGGATCAGATCGCGTGACCTCGTACATCGAGCTGTCGGCGATGAAGCCTCTTTGGACACAAGTCAACATCACTGCTTGTCCTTCAGGTTCACTACCTCGACCGAAAGGGCGTTGATGTACTGCCCGGTATTCCAGAGTGGCGGACCTTGTGTTCCGCTGACTCGGGGATGTTTCAACGCCGGGGCGATGCCTCCCTTGATCTTGCGAATGATGTTGCCTCTAAACTCTTCGCCTATCATCCTCAGTTCGGCCTCGGAAGATTTTCCAGCAAACACTTTGTCCGCAGCCAGCTTCGCTAGTTGCTTCTGGACCTTAGCTTCCTGCTCCTTGGCTACCGATCTGAAATGAGAGCGTTCTGGAATTCTGCCATCGCTCGAGCCGTACTCATGAACCGCGCCGATAGCTACGTTCGTAAACCCATCTCCGCGATCTTCACTGGCTGCTGGGCCCTGAATTCCGATAGAAGCCACCTTGCCTTTCGCGTACTTCTTCAACTGCGCAACGATCTTGTTCCAGCCCCTATCTTTCACCTTGACAGACATCAGCTCGTCCACTCATCGTCATCATCGTCCCCGTCGGCGTAGTCGAACATCCCGCGAGAGAAACTGGGCTGGACGGCGTCAGTTTCACTGTTCAATGTGTCTTTGCCCGAGACGGACAATCCGCCAAACGAAGGCAGCGCCAGAAGGAAAGAAGCAGTAACTCCGGCCGGGTCCAGCTCCTTGGCGCGGTCGGCAAACGCTTTTGCCATGTCCGAGCAGTTGACCGCCAAGTCGCCGATCTTGCGCGTCACCAGCCTGGAGAATTTATTGGACAGCGTCCGCAGGCACAAAGCCGCCGCCAAAGTGATGGTGCTCTGGCTTGCGATGGCCCACTCGATCTCTTCATCTTGCAGCAGCTCGTCGTCGGAATCTGTATCGCCGATCAGGAACCGGGCCTGGGCCAAGTCGCTGGCGGCGGGATCTCCTGAGTATGTCCATGTCATGGTTCCACCACAGTTTCAACTTCGGGGTCATGCACATTTCCCGGACCGCCGAAAACGTGACGCGACTTATCGTCGGCTTTCAGATATTTCTTATCGCAAGTGCTGTGCGTTACGAAAGGGGTGGCCGTAAGCTTAGCGGCGGCATAGACACTCGCCAGAACCAACGCCTCCCAATGACACTCATTTGTTTTCGGATCGTCGATTACGCGCACGGGGTCGGAATAGAATTCCTCTACCTCTTTTTCCGTGGGCTCTTTGTCGAGAAATATGGTGACGTAGCGCATGGTCAACCCTTTGTTGTCGGTTCGTCATAGATTCTGAGATTTGAGATGAGGCCGCGGGCTTGAACCCCGAGCCCTGTATCCATTCCAATGTCGATGCGATCAAGGTCGTCCGGTATATCCACGGACGTGTCAGGCGTTCCATCGACACCGTCTCGACTGACAATCAGATTGTCTTCTTCCCATCTCAGGCGAACCTCGTGTTTTGCACCGTCCATCATATCGCCATCCACACCAACGCCACCGGCCGCCCCGGCCGTTGCAGCGCTATCCACCGCTACCTTATCCGTAGATACCACCGACGTTCGAATTCTATCCGCAGCCGCGCCGCCGTCGCTCAACATCCCCAACCTCTTGGTAGCAGCGTTATCAAAATCAGGCCACAAGACATCGCAAACAATCGTGCCTCTTTTGTTATTTGTGATATTCCCGTCGTCGCCTTTGAAACGAAGCTGGTCTTTCAGTCTGGTTGCTGTCGCGCCGTCCGTGATAATCGGACTGGTCATATAATCGTTTGCTTCGACTTGAGCGCCCCACATGCACAGGTAGACGGATACTCCGTCGCCTGCATAGTCATCGTCACCATCGGCGTGAGCGGAGATGGCCCGCAAGGTATGCGCCGCAGCCGTGCCCATTAATGTAATACCACAACAATAGGCATCCTCGGCATCCCCAAGGAATGGACCCCGTGTGTATCCCGTGGCTCCAGCCCCGGAAGAACCGACCGCGCCCGTAGCGAGATTGAAGTAGCACCAACAATCTGCAACGGTGGTATCCTCAAGCTTTACCCAATCCTCTTCACCAGGGGAAAAATAGTTTGAGAAGGTATAGGTTGTATTCGTCAACGTCGCAACGATGCTGACACCATGTTGCGTGTCAGTCGCGTCGGCAACAATCGAAGCCGCTGCTGTCCGGCCATCCGGGCAGACGGCGGCATCATTTGCAACAACGTCACCTGCGTTCAGTTTTGTCCAGGCTTCGAAATCTTCTGACTCGGTTATCAGATTTGTAGTCTGCGGCTCTGGCAGATAACCCTTAACGTTGACACCATTCTTGTCGTTCCAACTTTCTTGGCGTAACCACTCGGAGCCGACTCGGTAGAGTTTGCTGATAGCCCCTTCCCGCTTTTCGAGGTACGCAGGGAACGCGCGGGTTTTGATTTCAGGGAGCGCCGTACCAACAGCTTTTTGGGGAAATATGCCAGAGAATGGCGCGAAGCGTTCGGCGACTATTGCGGCTATCTCTGCCTGACCCGCCGCGCCTGCCTGTAACCAATTGAATTTTTTCCACGCAGCGGCGTAGGCGATGTTGGCGTTGATGGGGTAGGCTCCGCTAAGATACGCTCCGATAGCAAGAGGCGATCCTGTCAACGTGCCTTGCCTGGTAGAAAAATTTCCTGATCCGCTTAGAACCCCATTGGTGTAAATCTGTGCGCCGTCTGTGCTGTTTTCATTACGGTTGACGCCAAACAGTACGTGATACCAGGTGTCGTCCGACAACCCAGGGTCTCTCACATAGACACTCCCACTAACATCCTGGATATGACAAGTCAGGGCACCCGCAGCAGTAGTATACACGAGCCAACCAATACCGCTAGCTAACGTTCCGATTATACATTTGCTCGCTTCAAACGTCGCCTTGAAAACCAGCTCGATTACAAAATCCTCGGTGCCTATATCGCCGCCGCCCGTCGCATGTTTGTAATACCCACCAGCGTTGAACTTCACTGAATCGTCATCGACACCAAGCCCCGGCGCACCGTCGTTAAACGTGGGGACCGTGCCAGCCTGTAGGTCGAGGGTTTCGCCGTACCCCCACGGGGGGAAACCTGCGGCGCTCGCGTCCCCACCTTTGTAGCGGAAAAACGGGGTTTGGGTGACGCCGTTGATTGTGAGGTTGGGGTTAAGGTTGACTATGCCGCTTGGATTGGCGAATGTTCGAAGCTTTAATCGACGATACTTATATGGAACAGCAATGCTCATGTAATTACTCGATTGGTGTCATGAACAGCACCCCATCCACACTAGCCCGTATAGCTGCAACATAAGTGTCCGTACCTGGAGTCTTGTAAACTCGCGGTACTCCTGCCGCCAAAAACTTACTATTGACAGTCGCAGTACACGCATTATCGCCGAACACGAAATGACAATCTTCGGTCGCAACAAACTCGTAAGCAGCGTTTGCCGTCAATCCACTTCCCGTTACAGCACTCACCCCTGTAAAAGCCAGGGGAACAGCCGTGCCGGGAACACCCGCTATGGCAGTTTTAATGTCGCTCAGGCTGGCCAAGGTTTCGTCGCTATCGGATTTCTTGATGTTGGTATGCAACAGGGACACCACGTACTGTGCGTTCCGAGCGAACCCGTACATGATCTTGATGTAGTCCGCCTCGCCGAGCAAATCGTCAGTGATATCAAATTGAACCAACTCATCAGTGTGAGCCGACGCCAGCGTTTTGGTTACCGTCTTGATGACATTCGAATAGCAGTTGGCGAACAGTTCCAAGACGACCACAGAGCCCGCAGGCATGGTACCAGTCACATGAAAAAGAACCGTGATCTGATCTCGGTTCTCGATAAAAATTCCCCGAGCATCTGGAGCGACATTGAATTTCGATTTCTTGTATATGTGCCCCGCCCCAGCAGGAATGACTAACGATTCCCCGTCAACCATCTCTTTGAGCTGGGCTTTGTTGTAGTCAATTGTGACGAATCCGGACATTGGATCATCCTCTCATCGGGGCTCTCTTGCATTTGTGTCGTTCGATCTGAAGAAATTCTCTGTCGCAATACGGACAGGTTCCCGGGCCTTTCAACGGCGCCTCAGCTTCAGTGTCCTCGTCGGCGTCCGGGGCAATGCCGACATCAGCATCCGTGTCGATATCGACGTCCGTGTCGACGTAGGGCTCAGGCTCAGGCGCACGAGGTCGGGCATTTAGCAATTCCAATGCACGCTGTCTTGTCTCGGCTACTGTTCCCGATACCGGAGCAGCAACAACTTCACCGCGTCGGATTTTGCGGATGAATCCCTGTCGCTCCCAGGCGTTTCGGTTAGGCCACGTCTCCGCCTCGGGCACGGGATCGCCAGGGTCAACCCAGACGGTCGTTTTACCACGGAGAATTTTCATTCGCTTGCTGGCGATCCACATGCTTAAGATCCTTTCCGATCCCCGGCAGCGACCACCGTTACCGGAGAGCAACGGCTCGTTTTACGAGATAACGCCGTCGAAGTAGCAGCCCAGATCGGAGGCGACCAGTTTCTGATCGTACGCCATCTCACCCTCGATGCGGTCTGAGTTGATCTGGTCAAGGCGCATCCTTTTGATCCTGGTACCCTGGCTGCTCGCGCCGAGATACCCGGTCCACGAGAACGTGTACCCTGCCGACGGCTGCATCAGGCTCGGACGCGGTGCGGCGTAAACCAGCAAAGCGTCTTTGCTGTAGACCCAGTCCATCGCGGCGGTCGCGCCTTCTGCGGCCGTATCTTCGACCACGGATGCGATCAGAACCTCGTCGATGTCCAGCACGGATGCCAGCAACTGCGTGGTCACGATCTTGGTGCCCGTGATTGCGATACGGTCGAGGAAATCGGCGTTGTCCTGCAAGATGACCCAGACATCGTCCGACAAGATCAGCTTGTTCGGCCGGAAGCCGGTCAGCTTTTTCATCGCGGCCATCTCCGTCCGGATGTTGGTGATCGGAACCGAGCCGGCCACATCCCAAAGGACGGCAGGAACGATGTCGGTCAGAGTGGACGATCCGGTCCAGATCCCGGTGGTGAAGTACTTGGCGGCCCAGTCCTTCTCCCGGCGCAGGGCCAGCCCACGGGTCACGAACTCCGTCGCCTCGGAATCGAGGTTGATCGGCTGATCCGAGTTACCTCGCAGCTGATCGTCGATGTCCTTGTGCAGCGCCTGGACCTTGGCGAAGTAGTTCGGAGTGTTGTCGATCTCGTATCCGGAGCCGGCCGATTCCTGGGACAGACCGCGCACTTGTGCGTCAGTTCGGAACCACTGCTGCTTCAAATATTCGAAGTACCGGTCGCTTTGCTTGGCGACGGGAATGTTGGGGAAAACCTTATCAGCGATGAAATCATCCATCGACTGAAGGTAGGCCACGCTGATGTTGGTCAGCGGTCTGTTAACATGAACGTCACTGGGTGTCGGTGAGGGCATTTGAATATCTCCTGTTCTCGTCTAAAATTAGACGTTCAGTCCATTGATGAGTAGAACGGAGATCAGATCTCCACTCGCGCTCGCTGCTTCTAAAGCCTTGCCTGCGAAATGAGTCCCGCTCGCAGCACCTACCAGCACCTCGATACTGAGCCCCAGCTCGGCCAGAGCAGTACCTCCCGTGAAGTCCAGCTCGGAAGTTGCTCCAGTGGTCGGGCTGTTGATGGTGATCGATCCGTCTGCGTTGAGAACCACCTCGGCCGTAGTGTCAGCTTCGATCACTGTCTTGATCTCGGCTGCGGTCACGGCGTTGATGTTGTCCGCGTCTCCGGTACCGACGACCGGGGCATTGGAGGCGGAAGTGAACAAGCTCGTCCCTGTGGGATTGCTGATCAAAGATCCAGTACCCTGCGTATCGGATTGGATCCGAGGTTGTCCAGCGCCATTATCTACTGCCGATGCTCCCACAAGCTGGGCGTTCATCTGCTGCAAGATCGACACGAGAGTTGTGGTAGCTCCGGCGAATGTGATCGTTTGCGAGGCACCACCGTCCACGGTCAAGATGATCGTCAGACCATCCTGGTCGGCGCAGGCATAAACAGTAGTGGTGTCCTCGACGTAACCAGCGGCTGCGTCCCACGTCGCCGTTGCACCACCGGCATTGTCCACATCGACAACCACTGTTTCGGCGGGCGCCAAATCATAGGTACCAATTGCACCGTCCTTGGTCGCAGCAGTCGGTGCGGCAAGAGCCGTGATGGCTAGCCCGTTCGCGTTCGGCTGTACCCGGGCGCCAGCTGCGATAACCGCTCCGGCTTCCACTTTCGATACTCCCACGAAAGCGAGGGATACCGCGCGGCCGGAGGCGGACGGCTTGTCCTGGATTACCCCGTCAACGGGCTCGCCCGAGACAGTTGCAATTACCACTCCGCCAGCGGAGATCTTTCCGAATTTGTACTGATCACTGGACAGATCGGCTCCGGCTGTAAGGCCGGGGACGACTTGAATATTTCCTTCGTATGCCACTTTCTTCCTCCTGGCTCAACGGCGAGGCCGTTGTATTGTTTCTTTCGTTCTCGTCCGTTACCCGGCGGCCTTCGCTTCTTTATTGTACTGGGCGTAAAGGTCCGCACCGAGCGGGCTCTCCATCACCGTGGCGATTGCTATCTCGCGGCTCATGCTCAAGTCTTCGGACTTCTCGATGAGGCCGTCGGCCAGTTTCTCGATCTTATCCCAGGCCGAACCGGTGACCTCGTGGACTCGCACGCCTCCGGCGTTTTTCAGGATCTCGGACTCCTTGAGTGCGTCGGACGCGGCCTTCATCGTGTCGAACTGGGTGTCGGCCATCTTGGGGTCCAGGTCGGCCAAGGATTTGAGCATCACGCCCATTTCGTCGATGCTCTTGCCGGGGAAATGGGACAGATCGGCGCGGGCCTTCTCGGTCCATGCGGCCAGCTGACGTGCGTCCGTCTCCACCTGGAGCTGCTTCTCGACCTTCTCGTTGCGCTCGGTCAACGCGGTGATCTTGTCGTCCGCTGCTTTCTGAATGCCTTGGAAATGCTTCTTGACGTCCTCGGACAGACCTTCCGTTTTCTTCCGCTTCATCGCCTCGTCCTCCTCGTCCTCGTCCTCTTCGTCTTCCTTTTTCTTCTCGGCGGCTTTCTTTTCCACGACCGTGGGCTCGATCCCCACCATCTCGCCGAGCGCCTTCATGAAGTCCGCGGGCATCTCGTCCTTGAAACCAGACACGAGGCGGGCTACTGCCTTGGCAGCGTTTCCGCCCTTCTCACTGATTCCCATTTTCGTGACCAGCTCCTCGATGGCGTCTTCGCCTTCCAGCTCTGTCTCCAAAACTGCTTTGAGGATTACGTCCCATTTTTCATTCGGCATTTTGGTTTTCTCCTGTTTGAATATCGGAAAGCGCTTCTTCTTATTCGCGCCTCTGTCTACAATGGATAATTCCCCAACGTGAAGTTCTTGGAGTCGTTTCATCTGGCGGTCCTCTCCTCCAGATCAACGAAAGTGATTTCCGGCAACTGCGCCCGGGTGACCGGGACTTTGATGCCGAAACCGCCTGGGGAGAAAGCAGTCAACTGACCGTCCTCGAACATGGCCCATTCTTTCGGGCCGAGGCGGACTCCGACGATCCAAGATCCAGAATGAATGACATCGTCGCCGAACTTTCGCCGATAGACTCGATGAGGCTGATCGGACATCGCTGCGAGATAATCTTTTCTACTTGGATATTGCTCAACTGATGTTTCGACCAGCTGGGCGTCGGCTTTCTTTCCGTGCTGGATACCGATGACGCACGGACCAACTGCGTATTCGTGAGCTGTCTCTTCGACCATCGCTGGCGTCGGCCAATCTCCATGCGCGTCCTCTTCGGCGCCACTCGCCCCGTAAGGATCGAGCACGACACCGTAAACGATGCGTTTGATTGGATCGGATTTTGCGATGGAAACCGGCTCATTCTTTTTCTCCGCTTGCTCGGCCAGAACGTCGATGAATCGAGGTTTCTGTCCGGGCGCACCCCACACCAGAAATTCTGCTTTTTGAATTCTCAGCTCGCGTAGAACATCTGCGAGGTCGTTTGTTTCGGCGATAGGCGTCTGATTTTTCGGCTTATCTATCAGCCACCGGCGCTTATCTCCAAAAGGTGCCGACAAAAGTAAGTATCGGCCCGAAAGGTTGTCGCCGTCAAGAAAAATCTCAACCGATTCGTTTTTTACCACTCCGAGCTGAAACGTCCCGGTGTCGTTCAAGAAGAATTTCTCGAACTCATTTGCTTCTCCCGGCCCGCTGACGAAAGGCTTCTCGGATCCGACATCGAGCCATTCTTTCGGCGAATTCAGTTTCGGTGACACCTCCAACCTTTTTCTGACATCCCAATCGATCAAACGATCCTGGTGCTTCAACATCCGGTTGGAATCTGTTTTGCCCAAAGAAACAGCAAAACCGAAAAGATCGTCTTCTCCTTCGATACGCAGATCACCGTGAACGGCATGCTCCGTCTTCAACATCAGCTGCTCGTCGGTCATACCGATTTCATCTTCCGACAATCCAGACCAGTGATGTTGGTAGCTGAACCGCCCGGAGCCACTGCGCGGCATCTGCTTGTACCAATCGCCCATGTCCGGGCGAGAGTCGCCTTCGGATTCCGAAAGTTTCGTGGACAAGGCTTTGAAAATACGCTCCCTCTTTTCGATGAGTTCGCCGATCCGTTTGACCTTCCTAGCTACCTCGCCGGAATCTCCGAACCGCTCCACAGCAGACGGATGTGGTAAAACGAAATCCGCCCGGTCGCCCAGCTCCTTTGCCACAAGGCGCCCCAAGGCCACCATCACCGTCGGCGCGGCAGCATCCAGAACGCTGCGCTGCTCGTCACGCCACACTTCCAGCTCGGCATGCCTCGGTTCTCGGCGAGTGCCTTCCATCGATTTCAATACCTGAGGCACCAGCGCCGTCAACAGAACATCTTCCCGGGCCAGCCCCAGCGGCCGCAGATACTTCTCGACGAAACAGGCGCCGACCGCCCCAACTAAATGCTCGCCTCGAGCCCGCTCCATCGGATCCAAGCTCGCCTCGATGAACGCTACCTTCGGAGCTTCCGGCCCGGACGCCACTACTTCCGGCACTCCTCGTACAAGGTCGGTGTCGTGCTTTGTCAGAGCTTCGAATTCTGCCGTGGCTTCTACTAAAGGCCCGGCCGACACGCCCAGCTTACGCCTGCCCATCTCCTTGCGAGTAACCAGGGCCGCACCAACGATGCTCTCCACGGGCTTCTTGGACTTCTTCGCGCTGGAGTACCAGCCGCCAAGTTGGCCCCAAACTTCACGGAGGTCGTCATCAGAAGCATCAGTGAGCCCGGCCGAAATCCCGACCAGGGCGATTTTCTCGACCGCCGATGGCACAAGTTTACGATGTGCCGACCGCCCACCCGACCTGGCCCGGGCAGAGGACATCAGCGAAGAGTACAACCATCCCGGCAGATGCTTTTTCGTTTCGATCAGTAGCTCTTCTAAATATTCTCGTGCATTGTCTTTTGGCATTTCCATCGCCCTTCTACTACTTCGGTGCTCGTCCCAAGATCTCAGTACACACGCATCCAGGATGAGCCGGTGGCCCCACAAGAGGTCCGACATCTGAATCGTATGTTCCCTTCAAAGTTGTCTTCATGCCGTTCAGGTTCAAACAAATCTCGCACGGCGAATTCGGATTTGCGCTGGGAGGCTGCGTAACCCACTCCCGCTCCACCGAAGGCAACCCGCCCGATTCTTCCGCCACTATCCACGCATCCAGCCGACCCTGTGCCTGCGCCCGTATCGTCTCCGTGCGAGCGATCATCGTCGCCCGTTGCCCCAGCATCTTGGCTTGGTATTTGCTGGTCAATGCCACCGCCCGCTCTTCCGCCATCCCAGCGTCCAGGTGTAACTGTTTACGCTTCATCGCCGCGCCCGCCTGGCGATCAGTCAATCCGATATTGGACTTGATCTGCGCGATCATGTCCGTCGGCCGAATGCCCTGTTCCATCGCATCGCCGATGATGGCATTGACCATCTTCTTCTGTGTCTTGGTCATCTGCTTCGCAAGGTCGAGCCCGTTTTGTTTGACCCATTTTAACGAGTACGGGTTTACCCCAACCGAGACATCGGCACGAGCTTTCTGGATGATGGTCACTTTCGCATCCGATGGCGGAAGTGCCGAGAATTTCAGCTTTACGCCGAACTGTTTGTTCAAGGCATCAGTGGCCTCGTCCCCTGCGGCCTGGACAACATCCAAGTACGCCGATTCCAGCTTGTCGTTGAACACCGCGACCGCGCCCTCGGCGGGATCGTCATCGAAATAAGGCAGGGTATTCAGTGCCCTGGACACCGACCCCGCCCGCCACTCCTTGAGAAATTCCGCCTCGACCTCCGGCGTGATCATGTCCCGGGCCACCTTCATGAACGACCGGATGAATTTCGTTTCATGCTCGGCTGCGATTTTGTAGCTGTCCTTCAAAGCCGCTTCAGGCAGGTAGACTTTTTGTCGAGCCTTCCAAATTCGGCGGGCCTTGTAGAGCTGGACTAGAGGCATGGTGATTTATCGGTCGCTCGCCCCGTCGATAATGTCCATCACGGCGTCAGCCACTTCGGCTCCATCCTTGATCACGGCTGTTGCCGTCCCATGGTCGGCGATACCCTGGCCGATCAAGTACGTGCCCAAGATGCCCAGCACGGAATAGATGGTTCCATCATCGACCGGATGGCCGAACAGATCGTTGACGATCATGCCCACCGCCGCGATAGCAGCAAGGATCAGTTTTCTCGATTTCAGCGTTTTCATCTCAGCACTTCCCTTTCTTACCGCCCGTTTTGCTGCCAGTGCCCTTGCCGCCCTGGTTGCCCTTGCCTCCGCCACGTCCGTCTCTCGGTCCCGTTGATCCCTTGGGCGGACCACTTCCATCTCGCTTTGTCATGTCATTCTCCTTTTGTTTTCGGGGTGCTCGTGCCTCGCATGGGCGCCCGGTTCTGTCTATGTGTGCGACCCCCCGCCAGCCTGGCCTTCCGGACACCTTTTGTCGTATCAGGCGGCAGGTTCATCTCGCCTTCGGTTGGTTCTTCAGGGATCGGCAGACCCGCTATTTCCAGTAGCCGCCGATCTAGCGCTTCATCTTCGGGCAACTTCCCAGCGTTGGCCAAAGCCGTCACGTACAAGGCCATCTCGGCCAGGGCCGGAGTTTCGATGTCACCCGCCACCAGCTCAGGCCAAAGCTCGGGTGGAATTCCGTTCAGCTGCATCAACGACGCCACCCCGAATCGATTAAACGTGGAAGCGATGATACCCAAAATCGCCCCGAGCGCCATCGCAAACAAATCCGTCTGAGAACTAGCCAGGGCAAACGACCCTACCGAACTCATGCCCAGCTGAACAAACTGCGCCACCATCGACTGCAGAATGCCGATCTTGTAGTACAGCTTCGTGGCGTTCGTATCGATCTGCCTGCTGCCTCCAGTAGTCAGCAGCTTCAGCTTGTACCCGGTGGGCTTGGCGTCCTGGTCCAACTCGGCAGGAATCATGGCGAACTCCCGCTCGTCCCGCTTCAACTTGGATAGCATGTCTTCCAGCTGCGTCCGCAATGCCCGCTGATCGGAGTCCGCCGTTGTCGCAAGTATCTCGATCGGGACCTCCATCGTCAGAAGCCCAGTCATGTCGCGCTCGATGCCTATCGCCTCGATGTTCGAAATGCGCTTCAAGTAAAACCAATCGGTGACCGCATTCCGCAGTAGGGACCGACCTTCCGGGTTGTTCTTCGTGACTTCCGTCCGGAACAACACCGCCTTTTCGATAGGGATAAACGCCTCTTTTCCGCTGGCCAGATCCGACTGGTGCATCCCGGCCAGCCCACCCTCTTCGTCGAACTCCCACCGATCCAAGGTGTCCTGTGCCCGCAACGCAAACTTCCGCCAGCCGATCTTGCCGTCGCTGTACTTGCTCCGCATCGAGGTGTCCTTCTCGTCTGGGCCACGCCGAATCTTGTAGACCTTTTCGAAGTAGCTCCAACCGTATTGGAGCATGGACAACACTTCGCTGACCGTGTCTTCCCACGTCGTGCTCATATCCAGCAGGCACTCTTCTAAGAACTGCGCGGCGTCCAACGCGAGCGGTGTCTCGTCTGCCGGCTCGGCGCGCCATTCCACCTGCCGCACCAAAGCCTTGATGATGTACAGCACCGCACCAATGGTACTGCTGTTGTCGGCCATCTCGCGGTATGTCTTAACCCCTTCCTGCCCCTTCAACCGACGCAGAAATTCCTCGTCCACAGTGCCGTATGATTGTTTCAGTCCGGAAAACCCCGTGACGCTAAGGTCGACTTTGGGCGTGTCATTTTTCTTTTTAGCCATCTAAATACTCCAGGGACTTGGGCGGGCGCCGCTTGTAGGCAGGGCAAATTTGAAATTCTGGGTACGTTTAGACAATCGGGCCAGTGCCATTGTCATGGAGTCGACCTGGTCGTCGTTGACTGCGTTCGGGAAGTTGACCGCCTCTTCGATAAAGTCGTTAGCCCACGGCGCCACTGACTGCTCGGGGATCCACACATTGCCCGATTCGATGAGGCCCGACACCGCCACAAGTCTGGCTTCCTTGCTGCCCATAGGACGTTGGCCAATGATGCCTGGGATTTTATCCGAGAGCATAGAGATCGCGGCGTGTCCATTGGCGGCTTCCTCGACTATCTTGGCGGTGGCGCCCGGCCATTTTTTCGTTAATCGTTCAATTGCTCGTAACGTACTCGGAAAATCTAACTTATCACGGACCAGGTCCGCAAGGTAAAAATCCGCACCCTTCCGTCCCCACACCTCGCCGACGACGAAAGACGAACCGAGCGCCTTGAACGTCAGATCCCACGATTGAATCAGCTCATCGAACTGTTCCGGTAGCTCTTTGTACCGCTGGAACCAATTCCGCTTAACGATCCCACCCTCTAACGGCGCGGGTCTCTGCTGGTAAAGACCGGCGAACATATACGACGACATGGACTTTTTCGTCTGCTTGAGTACCTCGGCCGAGAACCGTTCTGGACAAAGCGCCTCGCCGAGTTCACGACCAAGCGGATCATTCTCTTCCGCCAGCGCAGGCAAGCTGATCACTTTCCAGTCGTCCTCATGATCAGACATGAGGTACCCGCTCAAATCTCCTTCGTGCCAGCGAGTTTGGATCACCACAATGGAGGCCCCCGGCTCGCGGCGGCTGTAGAACGTGGCGTTGAACCAGTCAATCGTCTTGCGGCGGAATACCGGAGACAAAGCTTCCTCCCAGTCCTTGTGCGGGTCGTCGATGATGAGCAAGTTCCCACCCTCGCCCGTGATACCGGCGCCAACACCAACCGAAATCATGCCGCCACCATCCGTCATTTGCCAATCTCCCGCCGATCCGTGCTCCTTCGAAATCTGAACACGGGACTCCGGATGCCTGTCCAGATGGTCCCTGACCTTACGCCCCCACTTAGTGGCAAACCGACTTCCGTAGCTGCCCAAGATCACGCGCTGCTCAGGAAATAAATCCAAGTACCAGGCCGGCAACCAGAACGAAATGCCTTCGCTCTTGCCGTGTCTCGGTGGGGCGTTGATAATGATCCGGGCGTTGCCTTGTATGATCCGCTTCCGCACGTACTCCAGGACATAAGCGATCCATTCGAAGCGAATCCACAACCCGCCGCTCATCCGCGCGCCATAATCGGACGGAGACAGACGCCAGCCTTGAGACCCGATGATTGCCTGCTCTTCGGGGCTAATCTGAGTCACCTTCGTCCCGCAACGCTTCGGAAATCGCATCTACCAGTTCTGGATTCTCTACCAGCCTCTGAAGTGTAGCTCTTTCTTTCTCGACGTCAAAAACGTGATGCTTCTCCTGGATGGTATCAGGCTCGCCCATGTTCAGCCGCTCCAGCTTGGTGCCGCTATCCATGAGCGCAGCAATCTCGCTCGGTTTCAGAATCATCGCGCCACCAGCTACCCGGTTCTTCAGCTCGTTGTATAACTGCCTCGCACCCAGCGCACCAATTCCCTGCATGGATTTGGCAAGTTCGATGTGCCGACGCTGCATTTCCTCCCGGGCATAAATGCGTTGTTCTCGAACTCGACGGTCCAACACCCGATCCCATGCCTCGACCCGCTTCCGCCATTGGTACCGGGTTGATAGCTTCGCGTACCAGTCCCGGAGACTCTTGCCGCCCTTTCCGCCATACGTCTTCTGGTACAGCACAGAGGCGGCCGACTGAGATCGCTTACCCTCCAAGTTGCGGTAGAATACGAACGCCTGCCACGCCTTGTCTGGTTCTCCTGGCTGGCGATCGAACAACGGGATATCCTCAGCCAGCTCGAACTTCTTAGGTGGGTTTCTTTTCTTTAGTGTGACCATGCCTATGTCCTGCTAACAATTTTCATCCCATACTCGTTCGGCTCGTCCGGGATTATAACACCATCCCTCCGTATCAGCCTGTTATTTTTGAACGGCCGGTAGTCAACACGATGGTGCCAGCGACCAAACTTCCAAACGAGCTTTGTTACGTCTGGATGCAAAGCAACCAGCGCCTCCGATTTTGGATATGTGCCCTCTTTCTCATAAAACTCTTCCGTGTTTCCCCCCTCGACATACTGCGTTGTCATCTTCAGCTGCAAAAAAGCATTGAACTGCGCTGTGCACCATCCCGCCTTGAGTATCCGAAGCGACAAATCGGTATCTTCGTTGTACCTGCTACGCCACCGAAACGGCACATCGTTTCGGATAAGGTTGCAAGAATAGACGCGGGTATTGAAAACGACCGGAGGTACCTTGTCTTTCCGCGAGGCAAACATGAAATAGTTCGGGCCCGCCGTTGCTATGTTCTTGTACCGTAAACAGAAATCCTCCATCACCTTGAACAGCGTGCCATCCTTTACCGGTATTTGCGAATTACGATTGAATCGATGGAATAGCCGAATGTTATCATCCATCACCCAATGCCACCTGTGGCCGTTGGCGACAGCATGATCCCAAATAAAGTTTCGCGCCGGCCCTGCTCCCTTACTCTTGGTATCTCCAAGATCATCGCAAGTGTTATAATCTCGCTGGTATGTTTCATCGAGGACAAGCAGCTTTTTCTCATCCATCACCGCCGCGTAGTCATCGTGTTCCTGGTCTTCAACAACCACCAGGAACGGCACACCCATCAACTCTAGTACCTTCATAGTCATGCGGCTGTCAGCACGTCCCTTGGAAGGGATGTAGAGCGGGAACTGCGGGTTCATTATCGTCCTTTCTTAGCTAAGAAAATTCGAGTGCGGGGAGTCATTGTACATCTGCTCTAAAGTCTTATTTGCCTCCGCCAGTTTGCAATTACTTGGGCACATCCGTACAACAACAGCCTGCCCTGTAGCGTGCCTATCTTCATTCACCCAAAGGTCAACAAACCGCCGCTCCTTCGATAACTTCCCGTAAACCCCGATGCCACTCCGACTGAAAACATAATCCATCATGTGACAGCAAACAAGCACAGTACCGTCCGCACAGATAGTCGGACAGAACGGATGGCACCAGCACTTTGAGAAAGGCAGGCCATCCGTTTCAGAAAGAAGAACAGCAACGAACTTGTAACCCGGAGTGTAGATTGCAAAGCCGTCGCGCTCATACGCTCCCAGCATGACGAGTGTATCGAAAATCCTTCGATCCCAGTAAATCGAATCGATACTCATTCCACGCTCGACAGGCGGAATCTCTAACGGCTTCACCTGAAAGTAGTCGAGCCCTTCGATCTCGCGGAACTGCAAGACGCTCGTGATGATCTCCAAGTAGTTCCCTGGAGTCATGAGGTACGAAACCCCGAGTGTCGTGTTCGAGCCTACATGCTCCTTCGCGATGCCGAGTCGAACAATACCAGCGATGAGCTTCTCGAAGTTCACCGCAGCAACCTGTCCGTGCATCTTCTCGTATCCTTCCTGACTCCCGGCATCGACGCTGACACGGCACCACGCACAACATTCAACCACAGCCTCAATAACCTCTGCCATCTCTGCAGTATCTTTGTACAGTAGCGACCCATTCGTAACAAGACCGACCTCGATACCTGCGGCATGAATGCCTCGAATGATTTGCGCCAACTGCGGGTGAAGTAGCGGCTCACCTCCTCCAGAAAGAATAACTCCGCGCACCTTCAGCTTGACCATGTCCTCCAGTAGTTTGGAGAAAAGGTCCATATCGAACTTCGCCTTCCAGAACTGCCCCTGCTCTCCGTGCTCTTTCGCCCGCTTCGGTATACTGAATGTGCATCCCGGACAATGATGATTGCAGACGTTCGAAGGATGAAGCTCCACAGTTATCGGGCCGACTTCCTCGGGGCGTTCTGCATCGAGCGCAGACACCTTATCGACATGTCGAAGGATCTTAGACGAGTGGAAAAATCCAGTCGCCCTCGAAGCAGAATGCGTCTTGAACTTATCTAGATTCGCTCTCTCCATCTCCAGCATAAGATCACGGAGATGTCCAAGAGCACGAGGTGGAAAATTCCGCATATTATCGGCTTGCATAAATGCGTCATAGTCCTCTATCGAAAGAGAAAGACGCGAACAGAAATCCTTGAGACCCAACCGAAGGTCACTGCGTACCCGTTCAAGAAGATCCGCCCGAAGCACTCCATTATTCATGTACTGACCTTTCTCCATGCCATGCCATCCCAGTATATACCGACCTCCTCATCTTTCCAATGCCGGAAGTCGCATCGGGAAAAAGTCACATTGCATCGCCGACAGTAGTCCGAAGCGCCAGCGCGATCTTTCTCCCGCAAGCGTAGCCGGATTTCCTGCATCCGCTTGCTGTACCAGAACGCCTTGAACCCTGAGACACCGTCATGAACAGAGCCGAAATCCTCTTGTGCCGACTCACCTGTGTTGTCCTGACAACACACAAGATAACGCCCACGCGAATCGACATTCACGTACAGGAACGGCTGGTTGCATCTCCGAGTAAGCGGTTCCGTAACAGGCTTCAAACCGAACCGAGCGGCTTTCTCCCAGTCCAAATGGTTGAACCACGTGCCGAGCAATCCTGCACGGAATCGGCTTTTTGGCCAGTTTTCCGGCTGCTCCTGGAGAACGATCAATTTCAAACCCGGGCCGTGGTAGTTCCACGGGGAAGGAGCGCCATCAGGAGCGTCGTAGTACTCGTAAAACGGACACCCAGACGCTTTTGCCAGTTCAATGTACTTCTCCTGGGAACCGTACATGTCGGTATAGACGACATTTGCCCCTGCCTGCAATAGCTGACGATAAGTAAGCTTGCCGTTTCGAATCTGCGTCCCGTTCGTTGTGATCTGTATCTGAGACAACGGAGATATTTTTCGAGCGATGGTTAGAAACTCAGGCAGATCAGGATGCAACGTCGGCTCCCCACCGAACGCCAGATCCGCCCGCCTTGTGGGAGACACTACCGAGATGATTTTCCACAAAGCCACCCACGTCACCCTATCCATGAAATGGAAAGTCTTCGGCTTCGGATCCAAAGCACAGCTACAATGACCACAACTTAAATTACATCCATGAGTAGGCTCGATGCACCACACCCAAGGGCTGGTACTCCCCATCGGGTTGACCTTTTTAGGTGTCTTTACTGGAGGGAAGATCATATCGGCTCTCCTGTGAGCGTGTGTTTTCGCTCGGGTGCCACGTCGGGATCATACCCATATGACTCTGCCAGGACTTTTGCTTCCTTCACGATTTTCTTGTTCTGGACTTTGTCCCAAGTGAACGGCTTGCGGGTAAAACGTGTTGTTTTCGTCCGCGCCTTATTTTTCACCGACACATCGGTAGGTGGCTCCGCAGGCAAACCGAGCGGAGTAGCTATGCTTAGCCAGTCCTCGGCTAAGCTCTCCAGGCGGACCCGGGCGGTCGGGTTTTTCTTTGCGATAAGCTTGTTCCACTTGATCCAGAATAGTACCGAGCGAAGCGGCTCCGGTATATCCACCCCAACTCCCACATGCG